CCTGGGGCTAAATTTCCGTGGTAACAGAAAATCAAGATTTTTACACGTTGATTCCCGTGATTCTTCAATGGCTTGGCCATTCAATCAACCTGCTATATGGACATACTGAAATGGATATTACTCTTGCTCCTAATCTCAGGATGTTCAGTAGAACCAGGGCGATTTGGATTTTGGGTCAAAGAAAAACCATACCGAGGCACTCTTGAAAAGAACAGAAACCATATTCGTCCATACTGGCAATGTGTAGTACCAGAACCACCTTATCGGTCAAAAAAGTGTGATGATGGAAGATAATAATGAAGTGCAAATTGAACTTACTCTTGATAACGGCATTGTTGTTGATTTCACTCCTGACTTCAGGGTGCAAACAAACACAGGTGATCACACCGAAGTTTCATGGAGATTATGCAACGGAAAATCTAAGGCAAATGTGGGCCTTTTGTTTTCAGGCATTTCAGACGAAATCCCCTTACGCTCATCCAGACCAGATAGGAAAAACTTGTGACTGTTATGTGGACGAAATGAGGAAAACTCATCCACAGAAAGACATCAACACCTTGGGTGATATTGAAACCAAAAAAATGGGCCAGCAATTGATTAAGGTTTGCAACCCAAAAACGGAAAGTATTAATATCTGATGAAGATTGGTGTTGCAAAAAAAATTGCCTGTGAAGTTGAACGATATCCAATGGAAGCCCCATTTGTCCTTCAGAAAGACCAGTATCGTTCTTATGTTATGCAAAAACTGGGTGAGACTCTGGTGGAACAGGTTGATGAAGATGGTAATATATTCATTGATAAATATCTTCATCCACAATGTGAGTTTATTGGAGTAGTAAAGCCAGATTGGAATTGAAGATTGGCATCACTAGAATGGAGAAAGGTGGCAGAAGAGTTAAGTAAATTAGATGAAATTGACAGGCAGCTTCAAGCAGCAAAACGGCAAAAACTAGCCTTGGAATGCAAGACAGGATTTCTCAAGTTTGTTAAATTCACAATGCCAACTGTATCTGATCCAAATAATATTGAGAAGTCAATATTTGAGGATGCCCAACATCACAGGGCAATTGCTTTAGCATTAGAAAAGGTGCAGAAGGGTAAGATAAAGAGGCTGATAGTTACCCTGCCTCCAAGACATGGAAAATCGGAGATGATATCACGAAGATTCATCCCTTGGTTAATGGGTAAAAATCCATATAAATCTATAATATTTAGTACATATAATGAGGATTTTGCACAAGATTTTGGAGCAGATTGCAGAGCAATTATGGAATCTACGCAATTTAGACAGGTCTTCCCTGAATTTAAGTTCCGTCAAGGCGGTGCTTCTAAAAGTAGGATTCAGACTGATAACGGAGGTATGTCGGTTTTCGTTGGTCGTGGTGGTTCTATTACAGGTCGTGGAGGAGATATCCTTATTTGTGATGATCCAATTAAAGACTCTGTGGAGGCAATGTCTCCAACACTTAGAGAGAATCTTTGGTCTTGGTTCACACAGGTTTTTATGACACGCCTGATGACCGAAAGGTCAAAGGTGGTGCTTGTGTCTACACGCTGGCATGAAGATGATTTGGTAGGAAGATTAACTGATCCAATGAATCCATGTTTTACAGAAGAAGAGTGCAGTCGGTGGAAGATAATTAATTTGCCAGCATTTGCTGGAGAGGATGATCCACTGAAACGAAAAGAAGGCGAGGTCTTGTGGCCAGAAAGATTCAACAGGCAGTTTCTTGAAGAAGCACGAAACTTAGACCCAAGGGGTTTTTCTGCACTGTATCAGCAACAGCCAAGTCCAGAAGATGGTGATCTGTTCCAGAGAGAGAATATACAGTATTATGAAAAGAGAAACCTTCCACAGAGTCTAAGGATTTATGCTGCTTCTGATCATGCAGTTGGAACTGACAAGACAAGGCACGATCTAACCTGTCTCTTGATTGTTGGAGTTGATGACCACGAAGACATATATTTAGTTGACTGTTGGTGGGCAAGGCAACCAGCAGATGTTGTTGTCAAGGCAATGATTGAAATGATGAAACGTCACCGCCCTTTAATATGGTGGGCAGAAAAGGGTCATATAACAAAGGCAATTGGGCCGTTTTTAAGAAAAAGAATGTATGAAACTTCCACCCATTGCAGGATTGAGGAAGTAACACCAGTTGCAAACAAAGTCCAAAGGGCGCAAAGCATTATTGGACGAATGGCAATGAAGAAGGTATTTTTTCCAAAAGTCAGTCCTTGGAGTGGTAAGGCAGTAGACGAAGTATTGAAATTTCCAAACAGCCGCCATGACGATTTTGTTGATACTTTGTCATGGATCGGAATGGGACTGGGACAGTTACATTCGCCAACAGGAAAAGCAAAGAAAGACCTTTTTCCAAAATTTAAAACACTTGCTTGGGTAAGGTGGCAATCAGACCTAGATTCAAGACAAAGGCAATCATTATCATCAGGTTTTTAAATGGCAATTCAACCAGAATTTCAAATTGAACAGGCAATTTCAGTAGAAGTTGTTGAAGAAGAAGATACCGAACCAACGCTACGCAGGGAAGCACTTGTAAGTCTTTTAATTGATCGAGTGAGGGCTGCAAAGGAATATCATGCCAAGGCATTCAAGCAAATGGCAACTGATATGGATGCAGTATCTAAAGGTTATTCTGGCAGTAACTGGGATGAGGATAAATACGTTGCAAATATCCTCCAACGCCATGTTCACCAGCGTTGTTCGGCCCTCTACAGCAAAAATCCCACCCCAGTGGCCACCAGACGGAAGCGCATGGATCACACAGTCTGGGATGGTGATGAGGAAACCCTGAAGAAAGCACTTTCTGGACTTGCAAAGGCAAGTATGCAGGGACAGGAGCCGAATGCCCAACATAAAGCAATTGTTGATGACCATGCAAAAGTAAAAGTTGAACGTAGGCAGATGGATAAGGTTGCACAATGTATGGAGCTGTTATTCAATTATTTCATGGACGAGCAACATCCAACATTTAAATCGCAAATGAAAGCCCTGGTCAGGCGAGTGATTACAACGTCTGTAGGATTCGTTAAAGTTGGATACCAGAGGGATGTTGACAGGTTGCCGGATATTTCTTCCAAAATGAGTGATATACAGGCACAAGTTGATCATCTCAGGCGAATAGCAGATGAAGCAGAAAAGGGTGATATTGAACAGGATGATGCAGAAATGGAAGAACTTCTGCTTTCTCTTGAGGCATTAAAGAAGGAACCACTGTCAATTATTCAGGAAGGATTGGTTTTTGATTTTCCAGAATGCGATGCAATTATTGTTGATCCAATGTGCCGTCTGCTGCGTGGGTTTGTTGGTGCATCTTGGGTTGCACATGAAATGTATTTATCTACTGAAGAGATAAAGGAAATTTATGATGTTGATGTAAAGGATTCATATTTATCATACGACATGAAGGGTAACGAAACTGGCGTGAAGGCAGGACAATCGAGTTTTAGTTTCGTTCACAGTGCAGATAATGTCAGGGATGGCCTTGCTTTAGTTTGGGAGATATATGATAAAAATGCAGGTCTGCAATATATTGTTTGTGATGGACATAATGATTTCCTGACGGAGCCAGTAGCACCACCAGTGAAGTTAGAAACATTCTGGCCATTTTTTTCGTTGTCATTTAATGAGATTGAACATAAAGACCAGCTCTATCCTCCATCTGACATTAAACTCCTTGCTCCAATGCAACATGAGTATAATCGTGCAAGACAAGGTCTAAGAGAGCATCGCAGGGCAAACAGGCCAAAATATGCTGTACCTGCAGGAATGCTGGAGGAGTCAGATAAGGAACTATTAAAAGACCCTCCTGCAAATGCAGTTCTTGAATTACAGGCATTGGTGGCAGGACAGAAAGTGGATGATGTTCTGCAACCAGTAAAACAGATTGGCATTGATCCAAACCTGTATGAAGTCAAGACAATATTTGATGATGTCCAGCTGGTCGTAGGTCAGCAAGAAGCTAATTTTGGTCAAATATCGAAAGGTACTGCGACCGAGACTTCCATTGCAGAATCATCCCGAATGTCTGCTATTGGCGCAAACATCGATGATCTTGACTCCTTTATGACGGAGATTACCCGTGCGGCTGGACAAATCCTCTTGTTAGAAATGAGTAAGGAGGAAGTTATTGCTATTTGTGGGCCGGGAGCAGTTTGGCCGGAATTTAAAAAGGAAGAGGTTCTAAATGAAGTCTATCTGGAAATTGAGGCTGGCAGTACAGGAAAACCAAACAAAGCAGCCGAATTACAGAATATTGAACGCATAATTCCATTCCTGATCCAGATTCCCGGAATTGATCCAAAGTTCCTTGGAAGAGAGTTGCTCAAGCGTTTGGATGATAAAATGGATTTGACAGATGCAATTGTGGATAAATTACCTTCAATTGTTGCACAAAATATGATGCAAGGTGCAAAGGCACAGGCGCAGGGTAGAGGAGGAAAACCTCCTGAAGCGCAAGGTGGACAGGGGGGCAACAATGCTCCACTGCCAAGACCCGGTGGTGGTAAACCACCAGGAATTGGGATGAATGTTTAACTATTAACAAAAGGACGTATTATGGCTGAAGAAGAGCCGCAGGAAGCAGAATCGTCCACTGCTTCTGAAGAAGTTGTTATAGACGAGTCTACCACAGAAGTTGCGGAAGACACGGCATCCCCGTCAGATGCCACGGAAGTTGAAGCAGAAACCGAAACAGAAACTTTAGAGAGTGCAGTGCAGGATGCACTTGGCCCTCTGGAGGAAGATGTTGTTGTGGAAGAAGCAGAAACTACTGAAGAGAAAGAAGTCACGGAACCAATTGAAGCCTCTGAAGAAACACCATCAGATGACTACAAAGACGTTCCATTCAACAAGCATCCTCGTTTTCGGGGTCTCGTATCCGAAAAAAACGAGTTAAAAGAAACTGTTTCAAAACTTCAGAATGATTCAGATCAGTATGCCAAAATTACGGATTTTATAGAGAAAAATAACTTGACTGCAAAAGATTCAGTTGAGGGGTTTAAAATCATGGCTGCGATTAGAAATAATCCAGACTTGGCCTATAAAATGCTGGGGCATCATTTAGGCAATATGTCTAAAGTTACTGGAAGAAGCATACCAAAAGACATCCAAGCGAAAGTGGACGATGGGTTTCTTGACGAGAATGCTGCAAAAGAGTTGAGCCAGACAAGAGCAAAACTAGCAAGGGTTCAAAATCAACGTAAAGTTGACCATGCTAGGGGCGCAAAACAGCAATCAGAAGTTCAGAGTGATATGCTGTCGGGTGCATTGCAAACTTGGGGTGAGACAACTTTAGCAAAAGACGTTGACTTCGGTCTCAAGCAAGAAGAGTTTAATGATCGTGTAGTTGCACTGGTCAATGAGCGAGGACAGCCGCAAACCCAAACAGAAGTATTAAGCCTAGTTGATGATGCTTATGCAACTGTAAATGAAAGGTTTAAAGCCAGACAACCTCAACCAACGCAGCTTCGCACGGCAACAGGTGGTAAACTTAGTGGAACTCCTGTAGTGGAGCCTGTCTCTTTAAGAGATGCAATAACGCAGTCCCTGAACCAGTAAAACTACTTTTGCGGAGTTTCTCTATAATATAAGGAGAAAATATGGCCGCCCTAACAAGTGACCAACTCGCCAACGTGGCGAATGCGAGCCTCGATTTTTTCATAAATCGTGGTGACGTTTTAAGCCAGGCAATCCAAGACAAACCCCTCTTTGCAGCAATGGATAAAGCATCCAAAAGCTATCCGGGAGGAAAGGGAAAGGTTGATCTGGCGGTTAAAGGAGTCTATGAAACCTCGTTAGCCGGATACACGGCAACGGATCAGGTGACATATTCCAACCCTGACCATATCAAACGTGTCAACTATACTTGGCACGAACATCACATTGGTATTGAAGTTACACATACCGAATTGAAGCATGATGGAATTTCTGTAAGTGATGCACTTACTGGAGAAACCTCAAATGTT